CGGAAAAGAAGCCTATCTATATGATTTTGATTATAAAAAGAAGACATATGTGCCTACATCCACCACATATGCACTCGATAGAAATCTAAAAGATATCGCCGATCAATTGATTATCATTAGATACAAGAAACCAATCTATGAGCTAGGTCTTCCAAAAGACACCATCCTTTTTATCACCGAGGGATCGGAAGCGATCTCTTTAGGCACCACCAAAAAAGCGGCTGTCTGTATACAAGAAAAAGTTGGTGACTCCACTATTGAATACTTCTCTTATGTTGAACCTTTAAAAGGAAAAGACTCTGATAGAGATTATTCAAGCGCTATCAACTATACATATACAAAGGATGGAGAAACCTTCACTTGCCGTTTATCAAAACTCCAACAAAAGGTGAAGTTTGTTATTCATAAAGCAGTCATTGATTTTTAGCGCACTTCTATCACCTATTATCTAAAAGCCTCCTCATCTATACTAAAAGCGGACACAAAGCAAAGGCCATTCCGGTCAAACGTCTTCTTAGTGAAAACACTGAGGAGACTTTTTTATGCTTAAGGAAAAAGAAAAAGAATGGCAACTTGCCAAACCTCTAATAGATAGATTGTTTAAAGAAGGAATTATTAACTTTGATGAGTGGTATTTTATGATTATTTCTTTAAGGAAAAAGCTGGGACTTTTAACCTTTTAAGTTGGGATTGTTTCAGTAACTATATTACTTGATATAATCAAGTAAGTACGCAAATATATGGTAAGGAGATATACGTAATGGAAAGTAATACCACTATCACAGTTATACCAAAGAAAGAGATCTATACGATCAATATCAATAGCGATGCCTCTATTAAAAGAAGAGTAGCCGCATACGCTCGCGTTTCTACTGATTTAGAAGATCAAAAGAATTCGTTTAACGCACAGTTAGAAGAATATCAGAATCGCATTTCAAGAAATCCTAACTGGGAATTCGTAAAGCTATATTCGGATGAAGGCTTATCTGGAACCTCGATTAAGAAAAGAAAGGGATTCCAAGAAATGATACATGACGCTCTTCATGGAAAGATTGATTTGATATTAGTTAAATCTATTTCAAGATTTGCCAGAAATACAGTGGATTGTCTTAAGACTGTTCGTGAACTTAGAAAGAAAAACGTGGAAGTCTTCTTTGATAAAGAAAACATATCCACAAATGACACTAAGGTCGATATGATGCTCACCATATTTGCATCATTTGCTCAAGAAGAATCTAAATCCATTTCGGAAAACGTGAAATGGGGTGTTAGAAAAAGAATGGCAAAGGGACAAAGAAAAATGAATGTATCCACTACTCTAGGTTATAAAGAAGATGATTTAGGTAATATCATCGTTGATGAATCCACCAAAGACATTGTTATTAAAATATTTAATCTATATGCCGCTGGTTACAAATATCGAGAAATTGCCAAGATAATGACTGAAGCTGGTTATAAAACTGGATGCGGTCATGATGAATGGAAAATGTATGATGTTGAAGCCATTATCACTAACGAAAAATATGTTGGTGATTTTACTATGCAGAAAACAGTTGTTGTAGATTTCTTAGACCACCGAGCAGTTAAGAATGATGGTATTGAAGAAAAATACGTATTCAAAAATCATCATCAGGCCATCATCGATAGAGAAAAGTTTAATGAAATCCAGATGATTAAAAGGTCTAGATATGACACCAAGTTAAACAATAAACCAAGTGTCAATTTACTTGCTGGTATCTTCTACTGCGAGCATTGTCTTAGACCGATGAAAGCAATCACTCTTCATCCTGGTAAAAAATACGCAAGGAGAATCTATACCTGCAAGGTTACTTATAAGTCGTCTATCAACTTTGTTAAGTGTGATGCAAACTCGGTTGTTGATTTTGAATTAGTCAACACCGCTATAACAAGAATCTTCCATAAGTTCTATGAGCCTCCTAAAGATTTAGATTCAACAATTACTGAGTCGTATCAATCTGCAGTTGGTGCAATTCTAGATAAGATGGAAGGCTTTAGAGGTTTAATCACTGACTCTGAAGAAAAAATGAGAACTTTAATCAAACTTCAGATGAGTGAAAAAGACATTACAAAATATCAGTCTGAATTCAATGTCCTAAAAGAAAATGTCAACTTCTATAAAGAAGAGATTGTTAAACTTCGACAATCAATCTGCGAAGAAAACAAACGATATCAAATCAATAGAAAGATCTGTGAATATATCGCTACTGGAACCATATCCCACGAGGTATTGAGTTCCTTTATTAGAGGAGCGATTAGAAGAAAAGACAATTCAGTCAGATTTATTATCAGCGATGGACCAGTCACTATTGATGGAACCACTATCGATGCCTTATTAGAAATAAAGCCAATATATTCCGACAGCGTGGTAGGAGTTAACTCCACGCTTCAGTTTGATGTCATAAAGTTAGGAGGAAAAGCTAATGATTAATACATTACATAAAGTTATTCCAGGAGAAAGATTAAAGGTAGCTGCCTATGCTAGAGTTTCTTCTGATAAAGATTTAATGGAAGCATCTTTAAATGAACAAATAGATTTCTATACAAGAGCCATTATTCAGAACAATAACTGGGATTTTGCAGGGATTTATTATGATGATGGCGTTAGTGGCACCACCATTTCTAAGAGAAAAGGTTTTATCAAAATGGTTAATGACGCCAAGGCTGGACTAATAGATATTATCCTTGTTAAATCGGTGTCTAGATTTTCAAGAAACTTAATTAATTTATTAGAAACAGTAAAAGAATTGAGGAAGATTGGTGTCGAGATATTCTTTGAACAACAAAACACGTCTTCACTTGATGTTAAATGTGACCAAATGATTACTTTATATGCCCAGTTTGCAGAGGAGGAAGCCATCGGTGTCTCACAAAACCAAAAATGGAGACTAGATGTTGATAGAAAAGCTGGAAAATATTATATCGATGCTAGCAGGATGCTGGGCTTTAACTTTGATGAAAACAAGAATGCTGTCATTAATGAAGAAGAAGCTAAAGTAGTTAGGCTTATCTACGCTTTATATCTAGATGACATGGGTGTTACCGCGATTGTTGACTATCTCACTAAGAACGGGATTAAAAACAAAAGAGGTTTTGTATCATGGAGCATTACTAGTGTCAGATACATCCTCAAGAACGAAAAATATGTTGGCGACTGTCTTCTTGTTAAACGATATAGTGAAGATCCTCTAACCAAAAAGAGAGTCTATAATCGTGGTCAAAGAGACCAATGCTATATTAAGAATGGCCATCAAGGGATTATTGATAGAGCCACTTGGGATGCAGTTCAAGAGAAATTTAGAGTCGCTGGCGAAAAATATAATGTGCATAGCTATGCTAGACAAAATATGGGGCAGGTGCGTATTAGATATGAATTTGTTGGTTGGATTGTATGTCCTTACTGTGGAAGAAACTATATCGTTAAAACAAATCACTATAATGGCCAGCCTACCCATAAGCATTTAATGTGTTATTCCAATCACCAATACAAGCTCTGTAAAAGTGAGAACTATCCACTCGATGTTTTTAAACAAATACTCACAAAGCAGATTAAGATATTAAAAGCCAATATTCCGTCAATAAACGAGCTTTTAATTGATAAATTCAATAAAGATAAGCAAGAACCCATAATTGAGAATATCAAGGCTCTAGATAATCAAATTGAATCATTAAGAGCTAAATATAATGACATCAAAGATTATCACGATGACTATTTCACCTCTCTTCAAAAAGAAACGCTTAATAAAATCGGCGAATTAACTAAGGAAAGAGCTGACCTTCAAAACAGTGTTACCACTAAAACTCCATCGGAAAGAGCAAAGGAGTTAATCAACAAACTAAAAGCGATTCCAGATGACTTTGATGATGTTGAAAATATCGACTTTAAATCAGTCTTTTCAAAAGCGGTAATCGTAGATAAAGGATTAATATATTTTGTTATCGGTGATGGAGAATTAACTAATCCACCACTACGACCAAAATTATTCTTTAAATCATCAATTGAATATAAAGTAAGAAAGTCTATATTTAGCACCCAATTTGGTGTTTGTGTGATTTGTTAATAGTTTGATGAATTCAAATCAATGGTTTTGATGAGATATAACTTTATGTCATACACCTTTAATTGGTTTGTTCTTTTCAAATAGATAGTAACAAACTCAGAAGAATAATTATAAAGTTCTCCTTCTACTCTTTGAGACACATAATAACCATTGTTATCAAAAATTGTAAGTTTCCCATTTCTGCAAATAGCAGTCATGATAGTCTTCTTTTCTTCTGTCATTAGATTCTTCCTCCTTTTTAATTAATGTCTGGTTGTATTGTACAACACATTTTCGAGTTCATTTAATTTAGCGTGTAAAAAATCAATGCACCTAATCTGTTCGAACTTCTATACTCAAAACAGTGGTTTGAACTAAAGTGATCCACTGTAATCTGGTGTCAAAAGCAGGGATTCAACCTGTACCTAAAAGAAAAAGCGACAATTTTGCCTTCATAATACTATGTATTATGGGATTGTCGCAGTGACTGTTTGATGGTGCAGATGACAGGAATTGAACCTGCACGAGTCTCCTCACTAGATTCTAAGTCTAGCGCGTCTACCGATTCCGCCACATCTGCCTTTATGGTGCCGACGACAGGACTTGAACCCG